CGTTGACTGGGCGTAACCAAGCCAAAGTTCTTTGGTATCAGCATCGTATGCGACAATACCTTTATCACCAGCATTTCTAAGCTGGGCTGCGGTTATCTGATCGGCATTATCTTTTTTCGTAAACCCGTTGTAAAAATCTAAACCAGCATTTTCTTGGTTAGTCGTTTGACCAATCTTTGAACCAGATGTTACGTCTGTATTATTAGTATATGGGTCTGAGATAATTCCTATTGAAGATATACTGTCGGTGCCAGCAAGAGTAGAACTAACTGCCTCAATTTGAAATGTCCATTTACCACTGTTGGGCATACCAATTGTTGAAAAGGCTCTAGTGCTTGCAGAACCAGAGCCGCAATCCGCTACAAGGTTCCCATCGCTAAGAGTTACGTCTGACCCTTTTCGTAAAGGATTTAATGTAGCAAAATTTTCAGTAGGACTATCAGTTACCTGATCTGCCGCAGCAAGACCTGACTCAGTAAAGTTATTGCCGTTGCCCGAGGAGTCAGTACCAGCACCACTTCCAGTACCCGGTGCAGTCTCCATGTCAAGGTAAAAGCCATTCGTACCAAACGTCAGACCACTAGCGTCTTTCGGAATCCAACGGTTTGTTGATGCGTCTAGTTGACCGAAGCTGTCCGGACCTAATGCTTGACCGTCGATGAAATATGTTTCAGCTAAGTAACCGTCAAAATAACCGTTTGCGCTGTAGGCACCACGTGAGATGTTGTGTGCTAGGTTATTATTTACGGCGCTGTCATAATTCAAGGACGGATAGCTTTCTGTGCCAAAAATTGTTACTTGTGCGCCGTTGACATACAACTTCATACGATCAGAGGAAGTCGCTTGTGTGGTGTCGTACTGAAGGACAAAGTGATACCAAGAGGAAGTATCACGAAATAGCTGTGTCGTTATAAGGTTTGAAGCAGTACCGCTGGAATAATCACTTATTCTCAACGTGTCATCCGACTGCCCAAACTGCATAATAAAGTCTAGTGTGCTTCCGTTTGCGGCACTAAAGACGATCTGCGGGACCGATCCATTAAACAGGCTTGCTCTTTTGACCCATGAAGAAAATGTCCAAGTTTTACGATTACCAGCACTGCCCGGAGTACGACTCAAATACGCCGAGTCATCGTCATTAAAGATAACACTATTAGGCACAGTGTAAGTTTCAGTGATAGGCTGGAATCCACCTACACGCTGTCCGCCGCCGTTTCCTTCATACAGTACAGTGTTGAAGTACTTCTCAGGTAGGGCAATGGTTGGGTCGGGGAGGTTGGCGGTAGTCAGTTCCTCAAAGCCTGTCGTTGGCGTACCGCTAAGTGGCGAAAAAGTAGCAGTGATTACGGTGCCGGAACCATAAGGTGCACAACCAAAGTGCAGGCTGTCATGTCCCGTAAGTCCTACCGTATCACTGACACCTGTTGCCGCTGGGAAAATTTCTGTGCCGTCGTCAAAGATTGTAATGGTGTCGGCGCTGCTGTCATACTCAATTCGCATCAGTGAGTTGGCTGGCGCTGTCAACGTGGTCAGGACGCTCGCCGTTGGGTTTGCTTTAAAAACCTCACCATTTCCTAGATTAATTCCAAACATATTGGAATTGCCGGTTTTGTTTGTATGGTTTCCGTTTTGCATTATGCCAATCAAGCCAAATGTGCCTGACGATTTTTGAAACTCACAGACGTGTTTGCCACCGTCATCAATCGCAAACGTGCTGAAGGCTCGCTGGTAACTGTTACCGCTAGCCGTGGCTACAAGGTTGCCATCCGATAGAGTAACTCCAGAGAACAACGGGTTGAGAGTCGCTTGGTTATCAGTCGGGCTATCCGTAACCTGATCATCCGCAGTCAAGCCACTGCTGGTAAAGTCGTTCCCGTTGCCACTGTCGTCAGCACCTAAGTCAGCACTGTCAGCGCCTGTGATGTAAAAGCCGTTGGTTCCATAAGAGCCAGTGTAGGCAATCGGCACCCACTCTCCGGTGTCAGCGTTGGTTTCACCGAAGTCTGTGGGTGCTAACTGCTGACCATCAACAAAGTTAATTTCTGCGAGATAGCCGTCATAATAGTTAGTACTTGCTGGGTGACGACCAATACGATGCACGACGTTATTGTTTATGTCGCCGCTTGCATTTTGAGAACCAGTTGCGTATTTAGTTGAGTAGTCAGTTACTTCTGAACCATTAACATAAAACCGCATTCTGCTATCGGCAGTTGCATTGGTAGTGTCAAATGCCCAAACCAAATGATACCACGCTGATGGGTCTCTATATTTTGCAGCCGTTTCCCAATACCAGCCAGCATTATAAAGATTGAAAAAGGCTGAACCAGTGGCGTTTTCATTAATAGAGATATAACTAGGGCCACCCGCTGCACCAAAAATAATTTGCCGTGCAGTGCTTCCGGATAATTTAATCCAAGCACTCCAAGTCCATATCTGCCTATTTCCAGCACTGGCAAAGGTTTTTTCCAGATACGCCGAGTCATTGTCATTAAACCGGATTGACTGGTCGATGGTGTAACCAGCTCCAGCAGCAGCACCAGCGGCACCCATCAGAAGATTATTACTAAATACCATTCTTATTAATCCTAACTATAAGCTTGTGTCATTACTGCTTGAATATTCTCAGCAGTATTATCAGAAGAAACAGATACAACAATATAATCTAACCTATCCACTGCATTATCAGCCGTTGATAGTGTTGGCGCTGTACCACCAATAAACTTAAAACATGCATTATAAGACAGTGTACCAGACCCGCCATCCTGCATTAGCAGAATACTACCAACCTGTCCTACTCTTGCATTAGTAGGACGTGCCAGAGTATGTGCAGCAGTAACAGAAGTAAAGAAGTTCTGCGCTATACCGAAGTTAAGAGATACAGACGTTACACCATTAATAGCTGTGGTATGTACAGCAGCAGCCGCTGACTCAGTTAGCTGTAGCTGCCCCTCTAGTGAAGTGTTGCCAGACACTCGCACAGTGCCAAGGAAGCCAGCATTACCAGCAGCCGTTACTGTGCTAAGAAGATTGGTTGCCCCACCAACGCTAAGAGTAGATGCTAGAGAAACCGCTCCTGCTACTGTAACAGTGCTACCAAAGTTAGCTGCACCACCTACTGACAGTGTAGAGGCTAATGAGACTGCACCAGCAACTGTTACAGTTCCACCAAGATTGGTATTACCACTTACAGAAACATTTGTTTTAAATGTAGCATTGCCAGATACAGTTACTGTGCTATTAAATATAGCAGCACCAACAGCAGTTACCGTTCCACCAACATGCAGGTTTCCACCAACTGTTGCATTGTTAACGGATATATTTCCACTAATTGGCACATTCGTAAGATTAGAGCCGTCTCCGTAATATGCACTAGCGCAAACACGAGCATTGGTTGCTTGTAAATTTGTACCAGCAATAGTCACCGTACTTGCAAAGTTTGCCGCTCCACCTACACTTAGAGTTGATGCAAGGCTTACCGCACCAGCAACTGTAACTGTTCCTCCAAGATTAACATTCCCACTAACAGAAACGTCATCTTTAAATGTAGCAGCGCCAACGGCAGTTACTGTTCCACCTACATGTAGATTTCCACCAACTGTTGCATTGTTAACGGAAATGTTTCCAGATATAGCGGCACCGCTAATATTTGTAAGATTAGAACCATCTCCATAATAAGCACTAGCACATACCTGTGCATTAGTTGCTTGTAGATTTGTGCCAGCAATAGTTACTGTACTTGCAAAGTTAGCGGCACCACCAACACTCAAAGTTGATGCAAGACTAACTGCACCAGCAACTGTTACAGTACTTCCAAAGTTAGCTGTCCCACCAACTACAAGATCAGTTACAGATATGTTACCCTCTACCGTTGTGCTGATCCCGGTAAGGTTTGATCCATCTCCATAGTAAGCGCTTGCACAAACTCTTGCATTAGTTGCTTGAATATTAGCACCAGCTATAGTTACTGTGCTTGCAAAATTTGCTGCACCTCCAACAGATAGCGTAGAAGCCAGCGATACCGCTCCTGCTACTGTAACTGTATTTGCAAAGTTAGCTGCGCCACCTACACTAAGACTAGAAGCAAGACTCACCGCACCGCCAACTGTAACGGTTCCTGTAAAGTTTGAATTGCCGCTTACAGAAACATTGCTTTTAAAGGTGGCCGCACCTACAACATTGAAAGGCCCACTAACTGATACACTACCACCAGCATGTATAAATCCTGATACAGAGATGTTTGTGGCAACACCAAGTTCAGCTTCCACATTTGTAAGATTAGAACCATCGCCATAGAAAAACGCAGCAGTTACATTATTAACTACATTTAGATTACCGCTTACAGACACATCGCTCGCAAACTTTGCAATACCACCTACGCAAACAGAAGAAGCAACATCCAAACGTCCACTAACTGAAACATCATTATCAAACTCCGTCTTTGAAGTAAAGGTAGCTGCACCAGCCGCTGCAAACGTACCGCCAACTGATACATTATTTTTTAGTATCGCTGCATTCTCTACTGTAACTGTAGACTTAAATGTTGCAGCACCTACAGCCGTTACCGTACTCTGAAGCTGTGCAGCACCTGATACAGTTACCGTAGAACCAAACTGTGCAGCCCCTCCAACTGATACGGTACTTTGTAGATGTGTAGCACCAGCTACTGTGGCAGTACCACCTACATAAAGATTACCACCTACCGTAGCATTGCTAACAGAAATATTACCACCAACAGAGGCGGTTACACCAGAAAGATTTGAACCATCTCCATAGAAGGCACTTGCACAAACTTTATCATCTACATGAAGATTTGCATCTAATGATACATTGCCAGTAACTCCCAAGGCTCCAGTAATCTGAACAGCATTGGTTGCTACCTTCAGTGCAGTGTTCGTTCCATCACCCGTCTGCACAGCTTTGAGTGAAGTATTAACGCCAGTATTACTGGTAGAAGAACTAACAAGTATTACCTGCTTATATGTATTTGATATTAGCTGTCCGGTTAAATCACTCATATTAGATTCCAATATTTATCTGTTGATCCCCAAGTACTTGAAGCCTCGCTCCATGTAATATTTCTACCGCCCGTATCTGGACGAGGATTGAGAATAGCTGGATTATCTCTTACATCAGGTACTTGATTTTGAGGGTGGTTTTTCAGATCAAACGCTCCTTCAAAGTCCTCTGGGCATACCAGCATCCCATAGCTATTCATTCTCATAGTGCGATGCGGATATACAAATCCACAGGTGTCGCACATAGCTAGTGCATTTTTATTACTAGCCACTAGATATACCTTAGTCTGGGACGAAGATACATAGAAGCCCTTTCACGATCTTCCTCCATAGCTCTCATAAGAAGTTCTTCATAGTTTGCCTTCAACATCATGATCCTATTTTCAGGAACAAGAGGACGTTTCATTGCCATGTAATAAGCAAGACCGCAGGTTAGGCACGGCAAAAATCTTTTCGGCAAGTCTGCATTTTGTATGGCAGATTTGTTTACATCTTGAAGTTCAGATATAATCTCCATCTTCAAAACGTCTGTAGAATTTTCAGGAATAGGCCACACAGATAGAGTGGGATTGTCCCGTCCTCTGCGAATAGAATACTGAGTAGGACGACCTGTCTGAGTTTTGTTAGGAATAAGAAGATATTCTTCAGGAGTTATACGCTCAAGCTGTATATCAGTATCATCCCTATTAAGAACAACTTCCAAAGCATCTACAGTAGAAGACGCAAGCGAGTATGCTGTAACACTTGCTGCTACAGTTACGCTGGAAACAGAAGTACTCCATAGAAGGACACCCCTGTTCTGCCAATCTTTAAGCATAAGATTAATAGAACGACGTGCAGAAGCAGGTTCATGACCAAGAGTATCTTCACCCCCAATCATTTCTGTGGCTTCTTGTATAACCTCGTCTATATCAAGGTTAAAGTCATATGTACCTGAAACTGCCATTAACTAACCTCATAAGGATTTTTAATATACACCATAGAAAAGTTTGCAGAAATTAAGTTATTAGAGCCAGAAGATTCTGCCCGTACTTCTAAGTCTGTTTTTTCAGATACTGAAATCGGATAACGTAGAAGAAAATCTGCAACACCGCCTGAACCAAGGGTCTGTTTCATCATAACTCGAAACACACCGCCCTGTGTACGTTGCACAATTTGAGCAGTAACGTACTGGTTAGAGTTAGTCGTACCAGTAGCAATGTTGACATGATCTAAAAATCCTGTGTACCCAGCAGGAACAGTCCACAGAGCCATCAGTGTCTGATTCTCACCAAGAGTAATACGAGCATATGTCGTCCCACCGTTGGTAATGTTCAGGTTGCCAGTAGGTGCTTGTGATCCGCTGACATAGGCACGAAAGACACGAAGAAATGTCTGTGTAGTTGTAGCTGTACCAGCACCAGCAAGAGTTACTTCCTGATTAACTTCGTTGTAATCTTCATCCAAACCAAAGACTATTACCTTTACACCATTATCGTTTGCTGGTGTACCGGCATCTGTTGTTACAGTCATAGCAAC